TGGATGCTCGACATCACCGGCGTGACAGCGGAGCTGGAGAAGCTCGACGAGGCGTACCGCAAGACGATCAAGACACGCGGGCAGGTCGCTGCGTTCGGTGATCTCGAAGAGGCCGCCGCGGCGCAGGGTATGTCCGTCACGGCCTACGCGGAGCAGCGGGCCACGAAGATCGCGGGCGAGAGTACAGCGCAACGCCTCGGGCTCTCGAAGGATGAGATCAAGCGTCGGCTCATGGCGGGTGAGGATGTCTACAAGGAGTTGTCCGGCCCACCGAAGCCGCCCGCGGATGCGGCGGACGGTGTGGTCGCGGCTGCGGATGGCGAAGCGAACAAGGGCAAGGCCGCCGCGCGTCAGCAACAGGACGCGTTCGAGCAGGCACTACTCGCGGCCGACGGCAAGGGCAAGCCGATCCAGCTCAACGTGACGACGAAGATCGGTGACGAGGAAGTCGCCAAGCTCATGAAGACCCTCGAAGCGCAGGCGGCCTCGCTCGACTTCGAGGCCGATGTCGGAGCACTGGGAGAGTTCTAGCGATGCCGGTGAGCGAACGACCAGAGCGGATGACCTTGACCGACCTCCAGTCGAACGAGACGGTCGAGGCCATGTTCAACCCGAGCGACCTCTCGCGGCGGATCGCGGTGAACTACGCGAAGAAGACCGTACTCGGCAGTTCTCATCTTCCGCACGAGTACCTTCAGACCGACAATCAGCAGCTTCGCTTCGCGCTCTTCTACAACGCGGAGACCCCCGAAGAGTTGGAGAAGGCCGAGGACTCGGCGAGGTTCTTGGAGTCGCTCTGCTACGCGCCCGACGACCCCGAGTCGATCGCTGGTGCCGCTCCGCCGCGCGTGCTTCTCGTCTGGCCGCGCACGCTCTCGATCATCGCGCGGCTCACCACGATCGAGTTCCTTCACCAGCGCTGGAACCGCTTTGGCAACACGACGCAGTACACCGCCGAGTGTACGTTCGAGGAGTCTCGCATCCGCCGGTTGAGCAAGCAGGACGTGCGGCTGCTCGGCGCACTGCGGACGCCACAGTCGCAGGGGAAGGTGATCGAGTAGATGCCACCGCGCGAGAACAGCCGGCACTTGTTCACGTCGGCGCAGACCATCGGCACAGACCGTCGGCTCTTCTTGTCCGACCGGACGCCGTACCGCTACGTCGACCTGCCCGACAACCGCGTCCACACGATCCGCGAGGGCGACACCTTGCACCGCCTCGCCGCGCGCTACTTCGCCCCGCTCGGTCGACTCCCTTTCATCTCTGCCGCGAACCTCTGGTGGGTCATCGCCGACTTCCAGCCCGTGCCGATCCATGACCCGACCGTGCAGCTCGTTCGCGGAGAGAAGATCATCATCCCTTCGGTCCGCACGGTGACCGAGCGCATCCTTCAGCCACCGATCAATGTCTGAACGCGCGGCAGTCTTCTACTACGTCGCCCGGCTTCAGGAGGGCGGCAACAGTGATCCGATCGACCTGACCGATCGAGTGCAGACCTTCACGTTCACCGACCGCGAGGGTGGGGTCGACCGGCTTCAGATCACCGTCGACAACAAAGACCTCTCGAACTTCGATGACCCCGTCTTCGAGTTCGGGGCCAAGCTCCGCGTCGCCTTCGGCAACGGGCAGTCCGCTTCGCCCGTGCGCGACATGGTGATCAAGAAGGTGAAGGGCGGGCGCGAGCTGACCGTCAACGCGGTGACGAAGGACGGTGCCGCACTCGACACCATCAAGCGGCGGAGGCGCTTCGAGAACGTGCGGCGCTCTGACGTGGTGCGGCAGATCGCCAAAGAGAACGGCTTTGCCAACCCGGATGTCGAAGAGTCGCCCGAGATCTTCGAGAGCATCGCGCAAGCGAACCTCACCGACGGGCAGCTACTTCGGAAGCTGGCGAACCTCGAAGGCTTCGAGTTCTACATCGACTTCGATGGGCTGCACTGGCATCGCCGCCGCGTCGATCAAGCTCCGGTCAGAGAGTACGTCTACTTCACCGATCCGAACGAAGGGGAGATCATCGACTTCAGTGTCGAGAACGACATCACCCGCCGCCCCGGCAAGGTGACCGTCAAGAGCCGCGACCCGATCACGAAGCAGGAGATCGAAGCGAGCGCCTCGAACGAAGAGGACACCGACCGCGATGTCATGGCGCCCTATTCGGCGGTCATCGATGGCGAGGCCGGCACGCTACTCGTCACGAAGCAAGAGGTCGTCCACGAGACCACGGTCGCCTCGAACGCGCAGACCCAGGCCGATGCCGAGCGCGAGGCGAAGGGGAAGTTCCGCCGCGCGACTCAACGGGCGGTCAAGCTCACGCTCGAACTTCGCGGCGACCCTTCGCTGGTCGCCAAGACCGTGATCGACGTGAAGGGGCTCGGCAACCGGCTGAGCGGTAAGTATTACGTCCGCGAGGTCAGCCACAAGCTCGACGCGACTGGCGGCTATTCGATGAGCGTCCGCACGATCACCGACGGCTTCCAGGGCGGGCGCGGCAAGGGCAGTGGTGCCGCGGGTGAGGCAAGCTCAAGTCTCGCCGCAGTGGCGACCCAGCTACGCGAGGCAGCCTATCAAGACCTCTCGGCCGGGGTCGATGGTGAGACGGGAGAGCTGACCGGCAACCTCGGCGTGCTTCAGAAGATCAACTCGTCTGCGCTCGCGCTCTCGAAGGCCACCGCGCTGCTCGCCAACCAAAGCGGCGACCAGCAGATCGCCAACGCGATCCGACTCGGGCAGCAGCTCGTCCGTCTCGCCGCCTCGGCGCGCAAGGCTGGAGCACCGAACGTGGCCGCGGCTGCGGCCGCGGCTGCGTCACTCTGCAAGCGGATCGCCGAGGCACCGGCGGATCTGAAGAACAAGGGCAAGCAGAACACCAAGGACGTGAATGACTCCGCCGTGAGGCCGGTGAAGACCGTGAACGCGGACGGGCAGGAGGTCACGAAGTACCAGAACACCGGAGGGCGAGAACGATGAACCCAGCAGGGATGCCGACCGCGAACCAGTACGCCTTCATCTACGAAGGTGTCGTCACCGACAATGTCGATCCGAAGAAGCTCGGCCGCATCAAGGCGCGCGTGCCGGGCATCGCCGACGACCCGGACACCGACTGGGCCTTCCCAGTCGGGAACCCAGGCGCGGGGGTCTCACAGCGCGGGTTCTTCGATGTGCCCGCGATCGGGTCAGAGGTCTACGTCTTCTTCCTCGGCGGCGACCCAGACAAGCCGCGCTTCATGACCGGGCATTGGGGCGTGCGGCCGGATGCGGGAAGCGAAGTGCCGACGCAGGCACGCGACGCGCTCGACGAAGATGGACCCGAGGTCGCGGACCAGATCAAGGTCTACGAGACGAACAGCTACGTCATGGTCTTCGACGAGCGCGATGGTAAAGAACGCTTCTTCGTGAAGCGCAAGCGAGCCGCGGGCGGAGACTTCCCGGCGGACTTCGATGACGAGGCCCTCGACGGCAACGCGCTCATGTTCGAGATGGACGCGACGAACGGCACCATCGCACTCTCGGCACCCGGCGGGATCGTGCTCCGCTCCCTAGGCTTGATCGACCTCGACGCGAGCGTCCTTCAGATCGCCGGCCGCAAGATCACGAACGGGATCATCGACGGAATGTAGTCATGCCGCTGCCTGATCTTCGAGACTTCTGTATCGACGTGGACGTGGTCCCCGGCGAAGTGTGCATCACCTTCCCCGGCGGACAGGAAGTCTGCGCGACCCTGCCCGACCTCGTTCCGCCGTCACCGGACAAGCTCATCCGCCAGCTCTTCGCACAAGCGAACGCAGCGCTCGCCCCGCTTCAGCCGGTGTTCAACATCATCGACGCGGTGGTCGCCATCTTCGAGTGCGTGAAGGCCATCAGCACGCTCGACCCGGTGAAGATCATCGAGTGCATCCCGAACCTTGCCGAGAAGGTCGCGGCTCTGCTGAAGCTGATCCCGCAACTCTCATTACCAGCGCTTGTCGCGGGCTTGATCGAAGTGCTCGTGCTCTACCTACGCGGCACACGTAACCAGCTCGTCCGCGCCCTCGACCTTCTCGCCCGTGTGCTCGATGCCGAGACCGCGGCCACGCGGCCGGGCAACCTCGCACTTGCGCGGGTGCTGCCCTGCGCGCTCGATGATCTCGACAAGCTGATCCTCTGGCAGAACGAGAGTGCCAAGCCGGTCAACCGCTTGATCGGGGTCATCAACCTGTTTCTGGAGATCATCGGGCTCTCGCGCTTCAAGATCCCGTGCATCGGCACCTTCCTCGCCGACCTCGGCTTGCTCGACGACCAGATCGAGCTGGTCGACCTGCTCATTCAACTTCTCGAAATCATCCGGGCCGCGATCCCGATCCCATACCCGCCATGGTTCTTCAACCCGAACGGCGGCGTCGGTGGAGCCGCAACCGGATGCTGAGCTAGGATAGGACCCGCGCTCATGGCCATCATCACGAACCTACAGCCCCCCGCGGGCGAACCCATCGCGTCGGACACGGTGCTCTCGTTCGACGTGATCGATCCGGTGATCGCCGAGCTGCGCGTCTTCGTGTGGGTCGTCTTCCGAGAGACCGGGCAGGTCGAACTCGCCAACGACGGCGACAACTTCCAGCCACTCTATTCGTTCTCGCAGATCACGACGATTCCCGGTGGTCGGCGCTACGCGATCCGTCGCGTGGGGGGTTGGCCGAGCACGCCCGAACTTCGCGTCGATGATTGCGCGTGCCCGCCCGAGATCGGCACTCCTTCGTCGGGCGAGGTCAACACGGCGAGCAACCAGGGTGGGGCGCCGGGGGAGTTCTTCATCACGAAGGTTGCCGAGGATCTTCAGTTTCGCACGGCGAAGAGCAGTGACGGAAGCATCTCGATCATCACCGATGTCGACAACACGGTCGACTTCACTTTCGCCGGCTCATCCTTGACGGAGCCCGTCATCGACGTGGCGAACGTGCCGGTGCTCTCACCGGGGCGGCAAGACCTCACGCTCGTCGATGGTGAGGCGGGTTTCTACGCGGAGCCACCGTTCCCGCCAGGCCCCAAGGACCCGCTGTACGTCGCCTTCCCGCCGATCTCGGCTGCCAACTTCGGCCGGCGCGTCGGCGTCGTGCTCGCGGCTGGTAACGGGACCACTCCGATCGAGTGGACGCCTGATGCGGCCGACGCTTTCATCG